TTGCAGAAACCGCTCAAAAAGATTTCGGCAAATACAGAGTCGAAGCAGTAATGTTTACAAACAAGTCAAAAGAGGAAATGGCATACAACCTCCGCACAAATTTTGAAGATAAATCAGTATTCATTCCAAACGACCACGATATAAGAGAAGATTTGCACTCCATAAGAAGAATTTACACCAGAGCCGGAAATATTCGTTTTGATGCCGAGACCTCTGAAGTTAACGGACACGCTGACAGATTTTGGGCATTAGCACTCGCACTGATTGCTTGTTCCACTCCATCAGAGCCAACAAAAATTACAACTCGAAAAAGATATGAAACCTTAGAAATGACAGAAGGCTTTTAAAGCCCTCTAAAACATCTCGGATGATAAATTGTATTCCCCCGACCCTAAAAATTTAATACAGAGGTTTTTGAACACTTTTTGAACGGGGTCAGAACATAACTAAAACATTAAAATTTTCATTTTTTTGAAATTGACTGAAATAACCTTGCTCTAATTAATTGATTTGGTTTCGTTCTATGAATATCTTGTCTAACGGATATATTATCAATATTCAACAATCTTGCTGATGCAAAACTATTGCCTTTAAACAAATCAGATAAATATAACTCAAATGTTCTTAATGTTTTCTCTGTATATACCCCAATTGCTCCAAATTTATAGATATTGCTAGCCGGCATATTAAACATTTAATTACCTCCTGCCTAAATTTAATCACAAATTTTATATAATCTCAACCATTTGGAAAGGAATATATTATGTCAAAAACACTTACCCTCCCATCAGGAAAAACTGCTGTTATTCGTAACGGAAAAGGTCACGATTTACTTCAAGCACAAATGAAAGCAAAAAACTCAGAAGAAATTCCCTACGCACTTATAGCTGAACTCGTTGAAATAGACGGACAGGCTCTCGTTTATGAGGATATTTTAGAAATGGATCTGCCTGACGTAGTAGCTTTACAAGGGGAAATTTCGGGGAAGTTTCAGACTGCAAAGCCAAAGGAAACAGAAGAAACGAAACCGGCAGAAACAAAAACGAAAACACCCCAACCTGTCTCCCCGACAGTCTAAGCATAATCCATCTAAGCAGAATCACAGGGTGGCAGTATTCTGAAATATCAGAAATGCCAATCCCTGTGCTTGCATATTGGTGCAATCAAGCCATCAAATACACGAATGACCGCAATGTTGAAGCGGAGGAACAATTTAATGCTTTTGATTAAAAAACCACATAATTCCTATCACTAAAACCGTTGCGACAAACGTTGCTCCACCAATGTTAATTGTAAGATTTTGAATGAAAATTTCCATCTGTTTCTCCTTTTTAATTTAATTTAAAATTTGAGTTCCAGATAAAAATTTAAAAATTCTTTAAGAGGTTCTTTAAGAAAAAAATCTGTAGAAAAAACAAAGGAATTTTTATATTAAATGTTAGACACGATGATGAAAGTATCATTAACGCTCGTTGCCTTTGATAAAATGTCAAGGGTTATTCGTGATGCCGTAAATAAATCAAATTCCGAGTTCGATAAACTTCAAAATAAAATCCAAAAGACATCAGAAGTCCTTGATAAACTCGGACAAAATATGACAAAAGTCGGTGCCGGATTAACTGCTGCCGGCATGGGTTTAGCATATAAATTGGGAATTACTCAAGCAATACCCGAAGCATTGGCTTTGGAACATCAATTAAGAGAATTGGGGAACGTGGGACAACTCTCAGCAGAACAACTTGCCGAAATGGATGAGAGGTTGGGTTCAATTTCAAGATACACGAATCAATTTAGAAGTGAAATTGCTGAAGGTTTAAATGTTCTTGTAGCCTCAGGTATTGATCCAACAGCTGCTCTTGATTACATGAATGTTATCGGAAGAACTGCAACAGCCGCACAGGCTGAGATTGTTGATATTTCAAAGACGGCATTTGCTGTAACTGACAACTTAAAAGTTAATGTTAATGACTTGGGAAAAACAATGGATATACTTGCTCAAGCAGGTAAAGAGGGCAGATTTGAATTAAAAGATATGTCTGCCGCATTTCCGTCATTAACAGCAGGAGCAAGTATGCTTGGGATGCGTGGAGTTCCGGCGGTTTCTCAATTAGGTGCTGCCTTGCAAGTAGCAATGAAAGGTGCCGGTTCTGCTGCTGAAGCTGCCACAAATTTTGAAAGTTTCTTGCAGGCAATAACATCCCCTATGGCTGTAAACAGGTTTAAAGAATTATATGGAGTCGATTTGCCACGATTTTTGAATCAGGTCATCACAGAGCAAAAAGACCCAATTGAAGAAATGGTTATGTTAATTAACCGTTTAACAGGTGGCGATGTTTTTAAAGTTTCAGAAATCTTTAGAAACAAAACAGATTTAAACTTCTTAAAACCTATGATGCAGAACTTGGATGAATATCGAAGAATTAAAGCATCGGCACTCGGTGCTGATGGCATTATGGATGAAGATTTTAATCACATGATGGAAACAACAAATGAGCAATTCAAACTCTTAAAAATCAATATGAAAGAGTTAGTATTCCCTCATTTACACAAGCCGATTGAAAAAATAAACGAAATACTGACTAAAATCAACCAAAACCCTGTAATGCAAAAAGGATTATTTGCTGCTATCATTGGTACAATCGGAACAGGAGTTGTTTTAACAGCTCTTGGTGGTGCAACAATTCTTGTCGGAAAATTAGTCAAAGGTTACGGTGCATTTTTAGGCTATGCAAGAGATTTAACTCCTGTTTTAGTACAGAATGCACCAAAAGTGCTTGAGATGTTAGGTTTGAATTCAACATCTCATAATTTAACTTATGGTTTGAAAATAAAGCAATCAGGCGATAAATTGGGATTAGGTTCAGCTTTTTCTTTAAAAAGTGGGTTCATGGCTGATATAAAAAGAATTGATAAAAACCTGCGTGATGGGATTATTAAAGGATTTAAAGAGCTTCCATCTAACATTACCAAGTCTGTTGGGGCTCTCAAAGATTGGAGCGTTACTTCTATAAAAGGAATTCCATCAGCATTAATAAATGGTTTAACTGCGTTCAAAAAAGGTTTTTTAGGTGTTCCCGGCATGATAAAAAATGCTATTGTTGCTTTTAGAGCTTTTTCAATGACTCTTTTGACCTCGCCTCTCGGCTGGATTGCTCTTGCAATCGGGGCAGTTGCTCTTGTTATTTTCAAATACTGGAAGCCTATCACAGCCTTTTTTAAAGGGATGTGGCAGGGTTTAAAAGAAGGACTGCAACCTTTAATGCCTTTATTTAAACGAATGGCAGTAGCTTTAGAGCCGATTATAAAGCCGATTCGTGCAATTATTGATTGGTTTAAAAAGTTGATTAAACCTGTGGAAGATACCGGCGGTGCTGCTGAGAATATGGGATTACGTTTCGGAAAAGCAATAGCAGGAATCATTGTTAAACTTGTTAGTCTTATAACGAAAGCCTTTGAGTGTGGCAGTAAAATCACTTCAATGCTTGCCGAGGGCATTATGAAAGGAATTGCAAAGGTCAAAGACTGCATCGCAAAAGTTTCCCAAGTAATAAGAGACCACTTGCCTCATTCGCCTGCAAAAACCGGGCCTTTAAAAGATTTGCACAAAGTAAAAATTGTTGAAACTATTGCCTCAACTATAAAACCTCTTCCAATTCAAACAGCAATGAATAAATCGTTGGCATTCTTTAATGGTGGATTGAGAACGAATGTTCGAGGAGTGAATTCAACGGCATCCGCTCCGATTGTTATTCATTACAGCCCAACTATAACCTGCACAGGAAGCACCACTAAAGATGAATTCAAAGAGATGCTCAAAAAACACAAAGACGAGATTTTAAAAATTTTTCGTGATGAACAAGACAGAAAATTGAGGACTGCTTATTAATGTTCGCTCAACTCGGTGACATAAAATTTGAATTAATAACATATTTTAACGGTTTGAATGAGACCGTATCGTATAATTACGCACAACACGAGCGAATTGAAAACAAACCAATATTACAATTCTTGGGGAAAAATCTTCAAGAAGAAAATATCAAGTTAAACTTCCATCGTACATTTTGTGTCCCTGAAGATGAACTCAAAAATCTTGTTGATGTTGCTGATAAAGCCGAGCCTCTAAAATTTATCAAAGGTAATGGCGAATACGTTGGAGTCTTTGTCATTGAAGAAATCGGAAAAACAGTTGAACAGACCTCTGCCGAGGGCGACTTGCTTTCAATTCAAGTTGATTTAAGGCTTAGAGAATATACAGGAAAAATCCCTGAAGATGAAGAAGAACAAGAAAAAGGATTTAAGAAAAAATAATGGAATATTATTCTTACATCACAAAAGACTCCGATCGTTGGGATTTGATTGCATATCGCTTTTACAAAAACCCCACAATGTATGAAGAGATAATTAAAGCAAATTCCGAAGTCCCAATTGAACCAGTCCTCCCTGCCGGAATAAAACTAAAAATTCCTGTGCTTGAAGAATCCGAAACAATCAAATTTGAAACCCCTCCTTGGAAAAGATAATGTTAGTACCAATTTTTGAACTATTCTACGATAAGAAAAATATCACTAATGATGTTTCCCCCTATGTAAACTCAATCGAATACACCGATGTTGAACATGGCGAATCAGATGAACTTTTAATTTCATTTGAGGACTCTGAAAAATTATGGCAGAGTGCTTGGATTCCATCAAAAGGTGACTGTTTGCGTGCATATATCGGATACGAAACGGAAAAACTTTTAAACTGCGGTGTTTTTGAAATTGACGAACTTGAATACGATACTCCACCCGATGTCATTACGGTAAAAGGACTTGCCACAGGAATTAAAAAGCCCCTCCGGCAGAAAAACTCTGTCGGGTATGAGAATAAAACCTTAAAACAAATCGCAAAAGAGATTGCAGATAAACATGGATACACATTGGTCGGCGAGATTGCTGACGTTCGTGTGGATAGAATCACGCAAAACAAAGAAAGAGACTTAACATTCCTCACAAAATTAGCTGAACAATATGGTTACATCTTTAAAATCGCTGAAAACAATCTTGTATTTTATGATGTTTCAAAACTCAAAGGTGCAAAATCTACACAGATTTTTTATAAATCGGATTTAATCCACATTAATCTTCGTGAAAAAACGTCTCAAAAGTATAAATCTGTTCAAGTATCATATTTCGACCCCAAGAAAAAGAAAACAGTCAAAGCGACTGCAAGAAATGAAAAAGTCAAAAAAGGCGATACGCTAAAAATTACAGTCCGCTGCTCTGATAGAAAACAAGCCATAGTTAAAGCAAAAGCGGCACTCGGAACTGCTGACGATAAAATTGAAGGAACACTTGAATTTGTTGGCAATCCCTATTTAATTGCAGGTCTTAATATTGAACTTAAAGGCATCGGGCATTTTTCAGGCAAATACCATATAAAACAAGCCCGTCACGTTATTGACAGATCAAGCGGATACAAAACAACTTGCGAGGTGGAATCTTGTTAAGATTTGGAATTGTATCTCAAATAAATCCTGTTTTAGCACAGGCTCGTGTGAGTTTTGAAGATGATGAATCCACATCCTTTTGGCTTCCGATTCTTCAAACTAAAACATTAAAAGACAAGTTTTATTCAATGCCCGATATAGGCGAACAAGTTGCGTGCTTGATGGATGAAAACTCTGAAGACGGTGTAATTCTTGGAGCGATTTATTCAAGTGAAGATGTGCCGGCTGTGACAACCGAAAAACAAATATCTCTCAATTTAGAGAATAATTCGCTGATTAATATTGATAAAGAAACGAATACTTTAACAATAACATTTCAAAACATCAATTTAAACGGCAATATTAATCACACAGGAGTGCTTATTAATACAGATGGAATAACATCTCAAGCCGATATTACAGATAAAAAATCATCAATGCAGGCAATACGAGATATTTATAACCCTCATACGCACACAGGAAATCAAGGAAGCCCGACATCAAAACCCGATGGAGCTATGTAATGACTAAATTAAGCGAAATAACTTACGTTGATTGGCAATACAAACTCAATAAAATCGGCGATGTCGCTGAAGGTGTTGATGATATTAACCAATGTATTGCCGTCATTCTTACCACCAGAAAAGGCTCAGTTCCGCATCGCCCGACATTTGGCTCTGACATATATAAATATGTTGATTATCCTGTAAACGAAGCAATCCCAAATATCACAAGAGAGGCAACAGATGCCATTCAATTATGGGAAACAAGAATAAAAATTAAATCTGTAACAACTGAAATAAACGAATCGCAAGTCAAAATTAAGATTGAATGGACACTAAACGAAAGCAATACAGTTAGGACAACAACAGTCACATTATGAGTAATCTTCCCGAACCCAATTTTATAAATAGAGACCCCGACACAATAACCAAAGAATGGGTGGAATCTTATGAAAAAAAATCCGGCAAAGTTTTACAACCTGCACAGATTGAAAGATTAATGATTGATGTCGGAGCATATCGTGAAACAGTTTTAAGAATGAAAATACAGGAAGTTGCAAAGCAAAATCTTCTAAGTTACGCTTCACTTGATATTTTAGAGCATATTGGCGAGCCTTTAGGAGTTAGAAAACTTCTTGCAAATTGTTCAATTACGACTCTTAAATTTTCAGTAGATAAACCGTTGGACTTTGATTTTAAAATCAGTTCCGGCTGTGAAGTTGAATCAAAAGATGGTCTTGTAATTTTTCAAACAACAGAGGATGTCATTTTAAAAGCCGGACAATCATCCATAAGTGCCGAAGCAATTTGCGAAACACCGGGTATTATCGGAAATAATTATATAATCAGTTCAATTAATAATTTAATAACCCCCCTAAATTACATCTCAACTGTTGAAAACATCACTATTTCATCAGGCGGAGCGGATGATGAGGAAGCGAACAGTTTAAGAGAAAGAATCCGCCAAGCTCCCGAAAAATTTTCAAATGCAGGAAGTCGTGGAGCATATCGCTATCATACTTTATCTGCTCATCAATCCGTAACAGATGTTGCAATTACATCGCCATCACCCGGTGTGGTTAATATTTATCCTTTAACAAAGGACGGAAACCCGACAGATGAGATTATAAAAATTATTCAAGAGTATTTGTCAGATGACAAAATAAGACCTTTGACAGATTTCGTTCAAGTTCTGTCTCCTGAAAAAATAACTTTTTCAATAAAAGGAAAAATCTTGTTATATAAAGATGCTGACGAAGTTTCTGTTATGAAAACCATTAACTCCAAAATGCAGGAGTATAAAGTTCAACTATCGGAAAAACTTGGAAAAGACGTTGTTCAAACTCAGATTATCTCTATTTTAAATTCTGTTTATGGGGTGTTCAAAGTTATTGTAGAAAGCCCATTGGACATTGAAGTCCAAGAATTTCAATGGGCAGATTTAAAAGATTTCAATATAACAATGGAAGGTTATGCAAATGAATAGCAGTCTTGCACCTATTAACGATGTTAATTTAAAAATATTTGATGAGATATGTGAGGAAAGATTTTCACAACTTGATTTAGAATGCATCTTAGTTTCAATCATAGACAATGTCCCATCTGATGCATTGCCGCATTTGGCTGAGCAATATCATATTACAGGCGATGAGGGGTGGCTTCAAGCATTATCTGAGCAAGAAAAAAGAAACCTTATAAAATCTTCAATTAAAATGCACCGTTACAAAGGCACAAAATATGCTATTGAAGAAATTTTTAAAACCCTCAATATCGTTGGAAATGTAACAGAGTGGTTTAATTATGGCGGCGAGCCATACCATTTTAAAGTTATTCTTCAGATTTTTAACAGGTCGATTAACGAAGAAACCGAAAAAAAGTTGAGAGATTTGATTGATGAATATAAAAATGAACGCTCTTGGCTTGAGGAAATTCAGTTCCACTTATCAACAATCGCTAAAATGCACTCATATTGTGCATGCGTTGGTCATGAAACCATAACAATTAATTCTAAGGATTTAATAAATGAGTAACGAATTTTATTCACTTGTCACAGATTATTGTGCCACAAAACAATTAAAATGTATAAAAGAAGGAGTTCCTTTTGATGTTTCCGAAATTGCACTCGGAGACGGCAATGGCAGTTATTACGAGCCTGCAACAACTCAAACCTCACTAAAAAAAGAAGTTTGGCGTGGCTCTGTTGAAACTTGTAAATGGGTAAATAATAGATTTTATTGCGTAACAACAGTTCCGGCTGATGTCGGCGGTTTTGTTGTAAGAGAGGCAGGGATTTTTGATAAAGACGGCAATCTTCTTGTTGTTTCAAAATTTCCTGAAACCTTTAAACAATCCCCCGAATCAGGAACTGTTAAACAATTAACCATAAGAATTGAACTTCAGTTATCAAATACCGAATTAGCTGAACTTGTTATAAATCCAAATATTCACACCGTAACAAAAGATGAATTCAATGAAACCCTTGGTCAGTACCAAAAACTATCAGAAAAAGGGCAACCGAACGGGTATGCCCCGATAGACGATACAGGCTTAATTCCGAAAAAATTTATTCCAAAAATCCAAACACAAAGCATTCTGACACCATTTTGCCTGAATTCTTGCAAATTGGATTCAAAAGGTAATCCTGATTTATTAACCTGTGAGACTGTTAAAATTAAAAAATATACTGCAAGTAATCTTGGAGACTTTTATGTTGCACAGGATTTTGTCTTTGAAAAAGACGGAGTTGTTTATTCTGATACCGAATTATCTGTTGAATCGGGTAAAATTGTGGCCGTTGACACTTCAAATAACACCATTGCTTTTGGCGAAATTGAAACTCTAACAGAAGATGAAGAAAATCCAAATCATTATTCGGCATCAACAACGGGCGATTTTTATGTTCAAGAGGGCTTATCGCTTGGAACTGAATGTTTTTCTGATGCCGAATGTACTATATCAATAGGCTTTGTCACTTACTTAAATTTAACTAAAATTTGTATAAGTCAAAATGAAACCTATACATCAAACGGCAATCTGACCACCCATATTTATATTACAGCTAACGCACCATTTACTTATACAACAGCATCAAGCATAACTCACAATGTTGAAGAAGATTTGATTTTAGATGTTGTTGATTTATGCCCCGAAGATAATTCAACAAAAAACTTTAATTTATTTATAAATAACGATGATGAGGGATATTCCCTTATAGCTTTATCAAACACGATTTTTACTCAAATGCTTGAGCCAACTGACCATGTAGCAAATGATATATGGTTCAAAATTCTTGAGCCACTCGCAAGTTACATATTTTTATTAAACCAATGGCAAGAAACAAACCTTGTGCCTATTGGGGTATTTACACTTGAAGGCGGAGAGAATTAGAAAAGAAAGAGAAGAAAAATGACAACAAAATACTATTACAGCTACAACACAGAAGAAAACATATATTCAGGAAAATATCCTGCTTTAAAAAATCCAAGACGACAATCTGAATTTTTATTACCGGCTATGGCTACGTTTAAAGAACCGCCAAAGACAAAAGAAAATGAAGTAGCAATTTGGAATGGTGAAGATTGGGAAATTGAATCGGACTTTAGGGACGAACTTCAAGCTGATATAGAAACTAAAGAAATTTCCACGATTGATTATATAGGAACAATTAAAAAAGGTTTTCAAAAAGTGACAAAAGAAATTGCAGAGGATATTAACTCAAATCCTGATAAATACAAAAAGGTTAAAAATAAACTTGTTGATATTTCTGAAACTGAAGAATACAAAGCCTTATTGTACGCACGAGAAATTGAAATTAAAAAAGCGGAAATCGAAAAGAAATTACAAGAACTTGATACAAAAAGGATACGAGCAATGTGCGAACCATCTGTTAAAGATGAAGAAACTGGTGAAACTTGGCTTGATTATTACAACAAGGAAGTTGCACATTTAAGAGAAGAATTAAAAAATTTATAAGGAATAACCCTTGAAAATTAACAAATTAAAAACCCCTGAAGTAAACCAAAACGGCTATCACAGAAACTCTCTTACAAAAGAAAGAATCGGTGCTTTGTTTATTTACCCGATAGATTTTACACCTGATGATTGTTTATCGTGCGAAGGTTATTCTCTGCAAATTGCTGATTATGAGGAATTGTACAAAGTCATAGGTACAAAATTTAATAA